TGACCATTCAAGCTTTTGGCCCTCCAGGCCATGGCAAGACTACACTGTTGCGGATTGTTCTCGCAAAACTCATAGGCCTGATGAAGGCCAATGGGTTTATTGCCCCTACGATTCCGCTCCCAGAAGCATTGTACCAGCGGCCGAATTCGGATGGGTTTTGGGATGGCTATTATGGCCAACCCACAATCCTTCTAGATGACGCCAATCAAAATGCTTCTCAGGAAGCGCGTACTAATTTGTGTGAAACTTTCGTGAAGATCGTCAACAGCGTGCGCTATCCTCTTGATATGGCAGCCCTTGATCAAAAAGGGGTTGTCTTCATGATAGCCATGTTTGTCGCGATCTCATCCAACACGGAAGACCTCACGCATTACGCGCAGCTTGCTGACAAAAATGCAGTGCATCGTCGTCGTGACTTTGTAGTGCATGTCAGCAATCCCAACTGGGATAACACAACAGGACACGTCAAAGGCACAAACATCAACGATCTGTCGCAATACAGATTGGAGATGCGCCCTTGGCGTCCAAATCCTCGTGTACCAGTTGGTCATCCCGACGGTCAAGGTGAAATTGTCACAGTCGATGAGCTGGTCTCACGAATGTGGAAATTGTTCCTTGAACGTCAAACTGAAATGTCTGGGCAAATCGATGAGCTAGAGCAGTTTTCTGCTCATGCTACTGAAGATTTGTGGAAACATCAGCAAGGGGTTCTTGAACCCCTTGCTGCCCACATGCCCAGGCCATTTTATGAACGTCGTGTCGTCCACGTTCCTAACCCAAGTGACGATCCCCCCCCCCAACAAACGGTGTGGAACACCTCTTTTGCCACATTGGCAAAAACCTGGTGGTCCAACTCAGCAACTGAGGATGAAGTTCTTGAAACTATCATACCAGAAGTTGAAGTCGGTATCCGTACTGGTACCGCCCATAAATTCAGTACAGCCCCTGGAAGTGGCGTCTCAAAAACGTTTCCTTCCGACACAAGTTGGCATATTGGGGGTGTCGATCGGTCTGGTGGTGTTCAAAGAACCACTGGTCATGTCGAGTCCCAACACGTACATTCATATGAG